ATTCTTGCAAAACAAGAACGCATCAAAGCAGGCAGCGGTGAGAAGATGAGAAAGCCAGGCGATCCAGGCGCACCAACCGCTAAAGACTTCAAAGAATCAGCTAAAACAGCTAAAGACGAGAAGAAATGACAGCGGCTTGGCAACGCAAAGAGGGAAAGAACCCTGCTGGCGGTCTAAATGCCAAGGGTCGAGCGAGTGCCAAAGCTGAAGGCATGAACCTCAAGCCACCAGTCAAGTCAGGCGATAACCCACGCCGAGCCAGTTTTCTTGCACGAATGGGCAATATGCCAGGGCCAATGGAAAAAGACGGGAAACCTACTAGGTTAGCCTTAGCCTTAAAAGCATGGGGCGCATCAAGCAAAGAAGATGCAAGGGCAAAAGCCAAAAATATCAGCGAACGGAATAAGTAAGCTAAACTTAAAATATCTTAAATCTACGACAATTGAGAAAGATATGGAACAAGCTAAAGTAGCTAAAAGTAGAAAGAGGGTTGGCGGTAGAGCGCCTGGCACACCTAATAAGTCAACAGCAAAGGCTAGAGAGGCAATTGCAGCGTTCGTTGATGGTAATGCATACCTTTTACAAGGGTGGCTAGAATCAATTGCTTTGGACGAACGACATGGCCCAAAGACAGCGTTTGACTGTTTTATGGCTGTGGCTGAATACCATGTTCCTAAGTTAGCCAGACAGGAACACGTTGGGGCTGACAATGGCCCGATTGAAATGGTGGTCAAGTGGCAAGACGGGAAGTAACGCTGCCCTACTCTCCACGGGGGGCTTTCAAGCCATTCCATAACCGCACCGAACGTTGGGCTTGCCTTGTTGCACACCGACGAGCCGGCAAGACAGTCGCAGCCATTAACGATATTGTTCGGGCTGCGCTCATGTGCAAAAGCACAAACCCACTATTTGCATACATTGCGCCATTTCGTAGCCAGGCTAAGTCTGTGGCTTGGGATTATCTCAAACACTTTGCTGCGCCTGTACTTGCGTCATCCAACGAGGCCGAACTGACCATTGAGCTTATAACTGGCGGCAAGATACGCTTGTTTGGGGCTGACAACGCAGACGCAATGCGGGGATTAGGCTTTGATGGCGTGTTTATGGACGAATATGGGGACTTCAGACCTAGCGTTTGGGGTAACGTCATTCGACCTACATTGTCGGACAAGCAGGGTTGGGCTGTGTTTGCTGGTACGCCGAAAGGGAAAAACCAGTTTTGGCAAATATTTGAGCTAGCTAAGAAAACGCCTGACGAGTGGTTTCATCTTGTCTTAAAGGCTAGTGAGTCTGGACTGCTACCCGACACAGAGCTACGGGCAGCTGCCGCACAGATCAGCGATGACCAGTTTCTGCAAGAGTACGAGTGTTCGTTTGAGGCGGCTATCCTTGGCGCTTTCTATGGCGAGGACTTACGCAAGATTACAGATGCCGGTCAGGTTAGGCGTGTTGATTACGATCCGCACCTACCCACATACACGGCTTGGGACTTAGGCTATCGTGATGACACGGCTATTTGGTGGTATCAAGTCATCCGCAACGAAATACACATCATTGATTATTTTGCAATAAGTGGTGCAAACATTGCAGAAATAGCTAAAATAGTCGTAGAAAAGCCGTATAAATACGCAAAACATTACCTACCTCACGATGCAAGGGCAAAAACTCTAGCAGCAGCGGGTAAGTCAGTTATTGAGCAATTGAGTGAGTATTTAGGCATCAACAATATGGCTATCGTGCCTGATTTGTCGGTGCAAGATGGGATTCAGGCGGTCAGGCAAATGCTGCCAATGTGTTGGTTTGATGCTGAACGAACGCATGATGGGCTAGAGGCTTTACGGCAATATCAACGTGAATACGACGAGGACAAGAAAGCATTTAGGCAAACGCCCAGACATGATTGGACAAGCCACCCAGCTGACGCATTTAGGATGCTTGCGATTGCTTGGAGGCTAGAACCTAGAGTTAAGCCACCAGACATTGAGAAACCATTAATTGTCGGGCCAGAGAACACAGTAACTTTGAATGATATGTGGGCAACCCACACAACAAACCGGAGTAGAAGATTATGAGCGGCGTACCACAACCTTATGAATATCAATACGAACACGTTGCAGCAAGTCAGACCGCACAAGTTTTAGGCGGAACAGGCGCAGTTGGTGACTATTTACATCGTTTAATTTGTACTGTTGCCACAGCGGCAACAGGTGGCGTTACCATCGTCGATGGCTCATTCTCGCACGTTCTTTTGCCAGCAGTAGCGGGAACAGGCGTTAACGTCTACAACATTGAAGTAAACGCTATTTCTCGTAGCGGGCCGTGGAAGGTCACAACTGGCGCAGGCGTAGAAGTAATAGCTGTTGGTATTTTTAGCGCATGATCGTAGCGAGCGTATTGCGGTCAGGCGGTGATTTCAAGCCTGAACACGTTTATGCCTTGCAAAAGATGTGCGCCAAGTATCTGCCACCGCATGAGTTTGTGTGTCTGTCGGACGTTGAGTTGGAGTGCAAAACCATCCCTTTGATGCATGACTGGGTTGGTTGGTGGGCAAAGATGGAATTGTTCAGGCTACCAAGTGCGCTGTATTTTGATCTCGACACGGTGCTAACTGATGACTGTACGGCAATGATTGAAGCGGCAAAGCAGCACGATTTTGTAATTATGCGTGACGTTTATCGGGGTCAGTACAACCCAAAAGCTATGCAGAGCAGCATGATGTTTTGGTCTAAACCTGTTGATTTGTACGATAAGTTCGCTGCATTACAGATGTATACGGCGGGTGGCGATCAAAGCTACATTGAACACTTTATGCGGGACAAAGTGACGTACTGGCAGGACATTTGTGACGGGATTGTGAGCTTTAAGGCTGATGTGCTGCCCAAAGGGTTAGACGATGCCAAGGTTGTGATATTTCACGGCAAACCTCGTCCGTGGGAACAAACAAGGATACCGTATGAAATTGGTTGAAGGCTGGCAAGTTCCCGATATTGACGAGTGCTGCATAAACGCACTCTTGGTCGAGCTACCAGACTTGAATGTCAGCTATACCCACATGAACAAGTTCCGCACAGTTATTCAAGCCGGTGGCAATATCGGTGTTTATCCCGCAACGATGGCAGGGCAATTTGAGCGTGTTATTACAGTCGAGCCTGACCTGGTCAACTATCAGGCGTTGTTGCTAAACGTTGCAGGCCACGCCAACATTGAGCATCATTGGGCTGCATTTGGTGACAAAATTGGCACAGCATCAGTCGATTACCCATACCCTGAAAACATTGGGGCGCACCAATTAAAGGCTGGCAATGACGTTCGGGTGCTAACCATTGATTCTTTTTGCGTAGATAACTGCGACTTTATCCAGTTAGACATTGAAGGTTACGAGCATCTAGCTTTGCTTGGGGCAGAAAGAACCATCAAAAAGACACACCCAGTTATCACGCTGGAGCTTAAAGGCTTGGGCAGTCGGTACGGGTACAGCGACGAGGACACAATCAACTTACTCCAAGAATGGGGTTACGAGATTGTCGGGCGGGTAAACCGTGACGTAATTTTTGCGAGATACTAAGATGGAAGCATTGACCGGTGTTCAGAAGTGGCTAAACGTAATCAGCCAGTACGACAATGAGTTCAAAAAGTGGGAAGCTCGCACAAATAAGATTGTGAGGCGCTACCGTGATGACAACCGCAATCAGAACACTAACGAAACCGCTAAATTCAACATTCTGTGGTCTAACGTACAGACGTTGATCCCTGCCGTATATGCCAGGTTGCCAAAGGCTGACGTATCTCGACGTTTTGGGGATAACGACCCAGTTGCCCGTGTTGCTAGCCAATTGATTGAACGTGCCTTGGACTTTGAGATCGAACATTACACCGATTTCAGATCGACCATGAAACACGCAGTTGAGGACAGGTTCTTGGGTGGTCGAGGCGTGGCATGGGTGCGTTACGAGCCGCACGTTCGGGCGCAAGACATTCCCGAAGATGGGCTGCAAGTGACTGAAGATGTTGACGAGGTTGACAGCACAGGTCAGCAAGTCAAGACAGCTATGACGCTTGATGGCGCTATGGGCGAAGAAGTCGAGCCACAAGAAGAAATTGAGTACGAATGTGCGCCTACCGATTACGTTCATTGGAAGGACTTTGGTCATTCAGTTGCAAGAACATGGGAAGAAGTCACTAGCGTCTGGCGCTGGGTGTACATGACGAAAGACAGCCTGATTGAACGATTTGGCGAGGAAATGGCTAAATCTATCCCGTTGGATGCAGGGCCGGAAACTAATAAACAGTATTCAACTCAATCCAAAGATTTCACACGGGCTAAGATTTGCGAAATTTGGGACAAAGAAAGCGGCAAAGTTTACTGGATCAGTAAGAGTTGCCCAAACATTCTTGACGAGCGTGATGATCCGCTTGAGCTTGAGAACTTTTTCCCGTGTGCCAAACCTTTGTACGCCACAATGACGAGCGATACGCTTGTGCCTGTACCTGACTTTGTGCTGTATCAAGACCAAGCGACAGACCTAGACATTTTGACTGACCGCATTGACGGGTTAGTTAAGGCGTTGCGTGTTCGTGGGGTCTATGACGCATCACAACCCACATTGCAGCGTCTTTTGACTGAGGGCGATAACAACACACTAATTCCTATTGATAAGTGGATGGCGTTCTCGGAAAAAGGTGGATTAAAAGGGTCGATTGACTTGTTGCCAATTGATGTGATGGCGGCAACGCTCATGCAATGCTATCGAGCAATGAATGAAATCAAAACCCAAATCTATGAAATCACAGGTATTAGTGACATTATTCGGGGACAGGGACAAGCCTCTGAAACCGCTACGGCACAACAGATTAAGGGTCAGTATGCAGGACTGCGCTTGCGCTCGATGCAAGAAGATGTTGCCTTGTTTGCGAGTGAGCTATTCCAGTTAAAAGCCCAAGTCATTTGCACTAAGTTTCAGCCCACAACAATCCTTATGTACGCTGCCGCACAAGGTATGCAGCCGGCAGATCAGGCGCTAATCCCGCAGGCGTTGCAACTAATTCAAGATAAACCTCTGCGCTCGTTCCGCATCCAAGTGGATTCAGATAGCCTGGTGCAGATCGACGAGAATCAGAATAAACGTGAGCGAGTTGAGTTTTTGCAAGCAATGGGTGGGTTCTTGACGCAAGCGTTGCCAATGGGTCAGCAAGCGCCAGAGTTAGTGCCTATGCTGATTGAATTGGTCAAATTTGGCGTTGGCGCATACAAGAAGGCCGCACCGATTGAGGGTACGATTGACCAGGCTATGCAACAGTTGCAAATGAAACAGCAGCAAATGGCGCAGCAGCCACCACCGCCAAACCCTGAAGTCATGAAAATGCAGGCAGAGCAGCAATTTGAGCAAATGAAGATGCAAGCTCAAGCCCAAAACGAGCAGATGAAGATGCAGGCCACGGCGCAGGCTGAACAACTGAGGGCGCAAGCCGATATTCAGGTTGCCCAAGCCAAAGCACAGGCTGATGTACAGATGGCACAAATGAAACTGCAAGCAGATGCCCAACTTGAGGCGCAAAAACAACAGTATATGCAGGCAATGGAACAAGCCAAGTTGCAAGCTGCTGAACAGTTAGAGAAATGGAAAACTGAGCTAGAGTCTGCAACCAAGATTATGGTGGCTAGGATTGGGGCGAACCCAGGCTTAGACTTGCCATTGCTTGAGGCTCAAGAGGCTGCAAGCACCAAGATTGCCGCAGAACTGGGTGACAATGTGACGCAAGCCATGAACCGCATGGTTCAGATGCACGACAACATGAACAATATGCACAATATGGCAATGGATAAAATCAACGGCGTGATGACGGTTATTGCAGCGCCTAAGAAGATTATCCGTGGCGCAGACGGGAGAGCCGCTGGGGTTGAGCTTGCATGAACGGGTATTGGGACACCGGAACGTGGGACGATGCGACATGGGACTATGTACCCGTCCTAATTGACGTTGACACCCACGATGGCGTTGACCGCAGGAGAAAGGAAGAAGAACACCGTAAGGCAGAGGCAGCAAAGGCAAAAGCAAGACGAGATGAGGTTATTGCATTATTTGAGCAAATAGTAGAGGGTAAACCAAGGATTGCAGAGGAAATTGCAGAACCGTTTGTTATTGAGGCCACAGCTAAAGCGCCAGCGGTAATCAATTACGATGCGATGTTGGCTGATTTAGATCGGGTAAACCGGATTTACAACGAACACATAGAAATGGATGATGAGGACGTTATAGCTCTGTTATGAAAAAAACTTACATATACGTTAACGGCGAACTGGTTGAAAAAGGCTCAAAAGAGCATTACGAGAGCCTTGGTCCTATGGTGATGCCAGACATTCAACCCTACAAATCCATGATTGACGGGTCAATGATTACGAGCCGGTCAATACATCGGGAACACTTGCGTCAACATAATTGCTTTGAAGTGGGCAATGAGAAGATGGAAACCAAGTTGCCACCACCAAAAGATACACGCAGGGAAGTCATGCGGCAGCAGCTGGCGAACATGACGCACAAACAGGCAAATCAAGTTCTTTCACAACTTCGCCGTAAATTTACCTAAAGGGGTATGCAATTGGAAAATACTGAACAGCCAGATCGTCGAGAATTACTGTCACAGCAGTTCGATGAGGTTCAGAATGAAGCACCAGTCGAGGCAGTAAGGACGCAGGAACAACTCAATCTTGAGCCACCGGCAGAGCCACCAGTTTGGGAAAGACCGCCAGCATCGTGGAAGAAGGATTATCACGAAGCCTGGACAACCGCTGATCCAAAGTTAAAAGAATACGCTTGGAAACGTGAAGAAGAAATGAAAGCAGGGGTTCAGCCTTTGCTGTCAAAAGCCCAATTTGCCGATCAAATGCAGCAGGCCATTGAGCCTTATATGCAGAACATTCGTGGGCTTGGCATTGAAGCACCGCAAGCGGTTAAAGCCTTGATGGAGGCCGACAACGTACTGCGCCACGGCTCACCACAACAAAAACAAGCATATTTTGCCCAATTAGCCCAACAATATGGGATCAACATGGGCGAGGTGCAGATTCAACCAACTGATCCTAATTTTTACGCCATTCAAAACGAGCTTGCACAAGTTCGTGGCGAGGTGTTAAATTGGAAGCAACAGCAGGAAGCAGCACAGAATCAAGCACTTTTGAATGAAATTAATGAATTTCAGACAAAAGCAGAGTATTTTGAAGAAGCACGTCCAACAATGATCCAACTGCTTAACAGCGGTGTGGCGAAGGACTTGGATGATGCGTATCAAAAAGCAATACGCCTAGATAACGACCTGTTTACAAAACATCAGCAAGCCTCACAGGGTCAAGCAGATGCAGCGAAACGGGAAGCATCGAACAGAGCGGCGAAAGCAGCTAGGGCGGCAGCGGTCAGCGTTAAAAGTTCCACACCAGGGGCGGCAACGGCAACCAAAGCGCAAGATAGGCGTTCATTATTGATGGAACAGTTTGACAATCTTAATGAGCGTTTTTGATAACCTAATCGGAGATTACTATGGCATTTGCCAATAGCTCGATCAGCGACATCATTGCGACTAACATTCAAAGCCGCACGGGTGAACTTGCTGACAACGTAACAAATAACAACGCTTTACTGCGCCGTTTGAAAGAACGTGGCAACGTAAAGACGTTTTCTGGCGGTAACGTGATTTTGCAAGAGATCATGTACAACGACGCTGCAACCGACAACACCAATAGCTATTCAGGCTATGAAGTTTTGAACGTTTCGCAAAACAGTCCCATTGACGAATTAGTGGCTTTGTAGAGAAATCTGCATCGAAAAACTTTGTGAATTCGGTGAAACTCTGACCATTAAGTTGAAGACAATACCGAGCCAAGCCCAGAGATGGGAAGGTGTAACGACTAGGGTGTGACTACCCGTAGAGCCAAGTGGCTCGAAGTGCAAAGAACCCTACGGGGTTGTGAGATAGTCTGCTCTGCATAGAAATATGCAGCAGTCCGAAAGGGCGGCAAGGGATTAACGAAACCTTGTGAACATTTGGTAGTGCGGCACAGTTCAGTATCACCCAGTACGCTGCGGCAATTTCGATCAGCGGTCTGGAGATGATTCAGAACAGCGGTAAAGAAGCAATCATTGACTTGCTAGATGGTCGTATGAGCGTGGCTGAAGCACAATTGGCTAACCGTATTTCGGGTGACATTTACCTAGACGGTACTGGTAACTCAGGCAAGAACATCACAGGCCTCGGCGCTGCTGTTCCTGACGCACCAAGCACCGGCACTTACGGCGGCATCAATCGTGCATCGTTCTCGTTTTGGCGTTCGGCTAAGTTCTCAGGCGTGACTGATGGCGGTTCGGCGACTTCAGCATCAAACATCCAATCGTACATGGATGCTCTTGCTGTTCAACTGATTCGTGGAACAGACAAACCTGATCTGATCGTTTGCGACAACAACTATTACAAGCTGTATTTGCAATCGTTGCAGTCAATTCAACGTATCTCCGACGGCGGTAATTCGGCAGTTGGCGCAGGCTTTGCATCGTTGAAATACTACGGCGCTGGTATGGCATCAGACGTAATCTTGGACGGTGGTATCGGTAACGATGCAACTGCCAATCATATGTGGTTCTTGAACACCAAGTACATGATGTTCCGTCCACACGCTGATCGTAATTTCGTGCCAATCGGCGGCGAACGTCAAGCTGTTAACCAAGACGCTATCGTCAAGCTCATCGGTTTTGCCGGCAACCTCACATCTTCAGGCCCGCAATTCTGCGGCGTTCTGATCGCCTAAAGGAAACCATCATGGCATATACATTCGACGAACCTCGGATTGGGGTTTTAAATATCGATCAGACGGACTCTGGTGTTACAACCGCAGGCGGCACGACTATTCCTACGCCCCCAGCTGTTCTCGGTACTATTGTTCGTGCATTTGATCCAACCTACGGCGAGGGTGAGTTCATCCTGTTGTTAGGCGTGGCATCAACTGTTGTTGGTTCTGTTGTGCGCTACAACGCTACAACTTACCAAACAACTTTGGTTGTCAACACCGCCGTTCAAGACGTACCAGTTGCAGTCGCTATGTCGGCTTGCACAGCGGGTCTATACGGTTGGTATCAAATCGCTGGTAATGCAGTCATCAAGAAAACTGCTGTGACCGTTGCACCTAACGTCACTCTGTTCTTGTCGGCTACAGCCGGTCGTGTGAAAGTCTTGGCATCTGCCGGCTTGCAAGTTGTTGCTGCTCGTTCAGCCAACCTTACAACCGTCACTTCTACGACTTCAACCATTACCGTGACAATCAACCGTCCACATCTCCAGTCACAAATCACCTAAATGATTGAAGCTGTACTTGATGTTGTAGGGAACACAGAGCCTGACGTTTTGTTGGGCAATGTGCAGCGATCCGTAAAAAGGTCGCTGCCTTGGTTTGATTTTGACGAGTCATCCCAAGGCAGCGTCTGTCTTGTTGGTGGTGGGCCAAGTCTGGTTGACACGATTGACCAGTTGCGGTTACGCCACCAAAACGGCGCTAAAGTTTGGGCAATGAATGGCTCTTACGATTATTTGGTTAAGCAAGGCATTGTGCCTGACGCAATGGTCATGCTTGACGCTCGACCAGAGAACGTAAGATTTGTTCAAAATCCATACGCAGCAACAACGTTTTATATTGCTAGTCAATGTGACGATTCGGTGTTTGAGGCTTTAAAGCAAGATCATGTTGTATTGGTTCACGCCAATACGCCTGGCGTTTATGAGTTGCTTGAGCATGAAAAGGCTAGACCAGTTCACCTAATGGGTGGGTTTACAACTGTTGGCATTTTGTCGTTGATATTGGCTAAGTTGCAAGGGTTTCAGCGCATCTTTATGTTTGGCATGGATTCAAGCTACCGAAATGGCGAACATCATGCCTATAAACAAGAAAGTAATGACGCAGAACGTGTAATTGACGCTATGATTAACGATGTGACGTACAAGTGTGCGCCGTGGATGGCACAACAAGTAACAGATTTTCAGAATGTCGTAGCAGGCTTTGACGATGTTACGATTGAAGTATGTGGCGATGGACTTTTGCACGAAATGGCAAAAGCGATGAGTAACTAAACTTTAAGGATTATCATGGCATTTCCATCTAGAATTATGGGCGCAGGCAATTCATCGTTAACTGCACAAGTAATCTGTGGCGAAGGCGCTGTCGGCCTAGTCGCTACCGGCACAACCGCAGCAGACGCTTTGCAGCTAAACGTGTCAAACAACACGATCACAACTTCAGCAGCATCGACTGGCGTTAAGTTGCCACCATGCGAAACTGGCGCTGAAATGATCATTCGTAATGATTCGGGTCAGACAATTACCGTCTATCCTTTCAATACAAGCACTACAATGAACGCAGCTGCGTCAAGTGTTACGCTTGCAACGGCTAAAACGATGTTGGTAAAAGCAACTTCCGCAACTACATGGGTAACATTAACAGGGGCTTAAATTGGCTTTAGACAGCGATATTCACAGCGCAGACAACCATTTGCACGTTGAATTTTACGTTTACGACAAAGAACCGTATAAAGAAAAGCCGTTTGTTAGAATTACAGTTCCAGGCGATAAAACGAACATTGTTGACCAGCCCGTTCGGGAAGATCACAAAAGACGTTTTCCACGCCAATGGTTGCACTTTCAGATGCAAAACAACAACGCTGAAGTTATTGGCGTACCGTTGGAACAATGGGTAAAAGACGATCCTGAGAACTTTAACGATATGCAGATGGCAGAATTGCAAATCTTTAAGTTTCAGACCGTTGAGCAAGTTGCTACCGCTACCGATAACCAATTGCAGCGTATTGGCATGGGTGCGATGGGTTTGCGAGAGTTGGCAAGGCGTTATTTGCAAGTTAAAAACCAATCTTCTAGTCAAACTGAGATTGAACACACCAAGCAGGAACTTGCTCAAGTCAAAGAGCAAATGGCGGCTTTGATGGCTCAGTTGTCGGAAAAGAAGGTTGGGAGGCCAAAAAAAGAGGAATAAATGTCATCAACGATGCTACAGCTAGTCACCCAAGTTACCAATGAATTGGGTGTATCAACGCCAACTACTGTGGCATCGAATACGAACCAAGATGTAATTCAAATCTTGGCGTTGATGAACGCTGCCGGCTATGAGTTCTTGCGAAAGCATGACTGGCGAGAATTAACAAAACAACACACATTTACCACAGTCTTTAGCGTAACGACAGGTGATGTGGTTGAAAACACATATACGATTACCAACATCCCATCGACAGCTGGGCTTGATACAACGTATCAAGTTGTAGGTAATGGCATCTCAAATGCAACTTATATTGAATCGGTTGACTCGGCTACGCAAGTAACGATCAACTTACCCGCTACAGGAACGTATGTAGGCACTTCAATCACTTTTGAAAAGGTCAAGTACGATCTACCCTCAGATTACGAATCAACCGTTCCTAGAACCCATTGGGACAAATCAAAACATTGGGAAATGCTTGGGCCTGAAAGCCCACAGCAATGGGAATGGTTGCTCTCAGGCTTTATCGCTACTGGCCCACGGATTCGTTGGCGCTTGTTGGGTAAATACTTTCAGATTTGGCCTGGCGTTTCGACTAACGAGTTGTTAGGCTACGAATATCGGTCAAAAGGTTGGGCATTATCGTCAACTGGAACAGTCAAAAATTCATTTACTGCCGACAGCGACACTTGCATTTATCCTGACCGGCTCATGGTATTAGCTACAAAGCTCAAGTATTTTGAGGCTAAAGGCTTTGATACCACGGCGATGTATCGCAACTATATCGAGGAATTTGAGATTGTTCGGGCGCAAGATACCTCGGCAGCTAACTTGTCGTTTGCACCACGCCCAGGCACAGTCTTGATCGGCTACGACAACATTCCTGATACAGGCTACGGGACAAACTAATGGCAAGCCGACTTGTTCAAGGTACGGCGGCACGGGTTCAGTCATTGCCAGCGCCTATTGGTGGTTGGAACGTGCGGGACTCCATTGCAAACATGGATACGCTCGATGCCGTTCAATTAACCAATTTGTTCCCCACGGTCAACAATGTAGTGTTGCGTGGTGGATACACTAAATACTCCACCGGCATCCCTGCACAAGTTCAAACGTTGATGGGTTATTCAAGCGGTGCAACTGACAAATTGTTTGCAATTGCAGGAACGTCGATTTATGACTGTACTGCTGGCGGTGCGGTTGGCGCAGCGGTCAAAACGGGTTTGAGCAACGCAAGGTGGGAATACACCAACGTCACAACGCCTGCTGGCGGCTACTTGTATTTGGTTAATGGCGTAGATGCGCCGTTACTGTATGACGGGTCAGTATGGACAAATCCAACAATTACTGGAGTTGGGGCAAGCAGTTTAAGCAACATTGCTATATTTAAAAACCAAGTGTGGTTTACGCAAAACAATTCGCTCAAAGCGTACTATTTGCCAACTTTAAGCATTGCAGGCGCAGCTAACGCAATCGACATGAGTTCGGTTGCCCAACTTGGTGGGTTCTTGGTTGCCGTGGGAACGTGGACAATTGATGCAGGCTACGGCGTAGACGATAACCTAGTGTTTATAACGTCCAATGGCGAGGTTATAGTTTGGGCGGGTACTGATCCATCAAATGCAGATAAATGGGCGCTAGTGGGCGTTTGGCGGGTCGGAAAGCCCGTTGGCAAGCGATGCCTGCTAAAGTACGGCGGCGATATGTTGATGTTGACTTACAACGGTCTATACCCACTTGCCGCAAGCCTGCAATCATCCAGACTTGATCCCCGTGTTGCTTTGTCCGACAAAATACAAGGCGCATTTACTGCCGCAACGCAACAATATGGCAGTAGTTTTGGTTGGGATATTATTTTTGACCCACAGCACAACGCTTTGACGGTCAATGTGCCAGTTGCTCAAGGTCAACAACAGCAATATGTAATGAATAACATTACGAAAGCCTGGTGTAACTTTACAGGTCAAGCTGCTAATTGTTGGGCAATCTTTGACAACGAGCCGTACTGGGGTGGCAATGGGTTTGTTGCTCATGCGTGGGATGATAATTATGCTGATGACGTTAGCGACATTAATGGCTATGCGTTGCAAGCGTTTAATTATTTTGATGCCCGTGGGTACAAAAAGTATTTCACTAGAGCTAGACCATCAATATTTACAAACGGTTCACCATCAATATTTATTGGTTTAAATATGGATTTTGACTTGGCAGACACGACTGCGGCGCTAAGTTTTAGCCCACAAGTATCTGCGAAGTGGGACGTTGCGTTATGGGATGTTGGCTATTGGGCAACGGACACGGTAATCACAAACAATTGGCAAGGCGTGACTGGGATCGGTTATTGCGCTGCAACACAGTTTAAATCTGCATCTCAAGGAACGACAATTCTATGGGCATCGACGGACATTGTTTATCAACAAGGTTGGGGTGGCATATAACCCAAGGCGCTGAAATAGGCCATTGGGTAGCAGAGCGAGTGCAGGGTAAGTATTTTGCAGACGGGTCGCAAGCAATTGGCTTAGAGCGTGACGGTCAGATTATTGCAGGCGTAATTTACGAGAATTGGAACAAAGCCTCGATTGTGTGCCACATAGCAATTGAAGGACGCATTACAAAAGGGTATTTAAAAGCGATATTTAGCTACCCTTTTGAGTTTTGTAAGGTAAAAAAGATTATTGTTCCGGTGAGCAGTACCCATGCAAAAAGCCTAAAATTAGTTACCAAGATGGGTTTTGTTGAAGAAGCAAGGGTAAAAGATGCAGCACCGGATGGCGATATTATATTTTTGACATTGGCACGGAAAAAGTGCCGGTTTCTAGGGGTAGAAAATGGGTAAGTCAGCAGCAGCACCACCAACACCGGATTATGTCGGCGCAGCCAAACAGCAGGGGATTGATAACCTGACGGCGGCTCGGCAATCAAATGTTATGTCCAACCCAAATATGTACACGCCATTTGGGAATCAGACGGTTACTTATTCTGCCCCAACGTTTGACCAAAGCGGCTATGATGCAGCGTTGGCAAAATACAACGCTGGCAATATAGATCGGAACAGGTATTACAGACCAGACGAACAAAGCGGGCAAACATATTTTGACCAAGCAAGTTTTGATGCCGACAACGCAAGACGAGGCGCTGCGCCAACCCGTGAAGGGTTTATGACTGGTGGCGGTCAACCAACGGTTACACAAACGTTAACCCCACAAGCTCAACAAACGCTAGATGCACAGCAACGTGTGCAAACTTCATTAGCTAACCTTGGTGAAAGAGGCATTTCAAATGCTTACGCTACGCTTTCGCAACCTTTTAATCCAACATCTACTGAAATAGTAAAAGATTTTACAGGTTACCAAGCTGCGCCATTAGCCGATCAATATGGGTTAGCCCAAGCAAAAACTGCTGCTGACACTTACGGTTTGGCACAACGACAGATTGACACTAGTGGTTTAACTGTCATGCCTACTAATGCAGGCATAAACGCTCAACAAGCTATCTTGGCAAGACTTGACCCGACCATTCAGGCTGGTGACGTATCATTTAAGCAATCATTAGCAAACCAAGGTTTAGCACCTGGCACAGCTGCCTACGATGCGGCGTATAGAAACCGTCAAATGGGCATTAACGACTTATATAACCAAGCTGCGTTGCAAGGCATCAGCCTTGATATGGCGGCTCGTCAGCAAGGATTAAACGAGAAACTATCGCAGGCTGGTTTATACAACACCGCAGTCGGTCAAAACTTTGGTCAAGGCGTAACTGCCGATCAACTAGCAAATGCCGCAATTGGTCAAAACTTTGGTCAGGGTATTACCGCACAAGGTCAACAGTACAACCAAGCACTAGCAAAAGCCCAGTTCCAAAATACTGCACAACAACAACAATTGGCGCAAGATTTGGCGTTACGACAACAGCCAATTAACGAGGTCATTGGGTTAATGGGCGGTTCGCAGATTCAATTACCGCAATTCCAAGGCTATCAGGGCATGAGCGTTGCACCAGCGCCAACCTTTGCGGGTACACAAGCGCAAGGGCAAGCTGATATGTCACGTTACGGTATTCAGCAAGCGGGTAATAACGCAATGACGCAAGGTTTGTTTGGTTTAGCGGGTACGGCTGCAATGTTTGCACCAAAATTCTCTGATAGGCGTTTAAAATCAAATATCGTTCAAATTGGCACTCACCCACTTGGAATTGGCATTTATGAGTACGATATTTTTGGCAATCGTGAGCGTGGCGTAATGGCAGACGAAGTTGCTACAGTAATGCCAGATGCAATTGTGCCGCATGAAAGCGGTTATATGATGGTTAATTACGGGAAACTATAATGCTAAACCAATACGTTAATCTCACGCCACAGCAGAAAATGGCTCAAATGTTGCAACAACAAGCCCAACCAACTCAATTGCAGGGCGATATGCAACAGCAGATGCCGCAAGCTCAGAACCCGTTTAGTGGCGTTCAAGATGCAATGAAAATGTATCAGCAAGCTAGCCAAGGCAACCAAATGCAAGATTTTCAAGACTACATGGCCCGATTGAAACTTGGTCAAGCACAAACTGGCGGTATGTTTGATTTAGCTAATGCTCAAGCACCAAAATATACTGGTGACATGGGGACTTAATTATGAATTTGGATTACAACACTAGATTAGCGTCAATTCAGCGCAACGAAAAGTTAGCTGAGATTATGCGCCAACAGGCGTTTCAGCCCATTGAGGTTCAAAGCTATCAAGGTATCCAAGCGCCTATTTCACCTTTGTCGGGACTTGCCAAAGTGTTGCAAGCCTACATGGGTGCAAGAGGCACGGGCGATGAAGAACGCATTAAGCTAAATCAAGAAGCCAAGGCAGAAGCGCAACAAATGTTGTCAGGATTGCAAGACAGGCCAGCTTCACCTGGTCGCGCTGCGGTCATGGGTATGCCTGAAATTCAAGCGCGGCCTGCAACGTCATTTACGCCAATGGGCGCTGACTTTGAGGACAATCCAAACCTACCCGTTGCACCGTCTGGCAACGTGGAAACGCCTGCTGTGCCGTATCAGCCTGCCGTAGCACCACAAGCAGCGATCCCACCGCAAGCAGCTGTATCGCTTGACCCAGATCAAAAACGTCAACGATTAGTTGAAATAATGATGGGTCAAAACCCATACGCATCACCAGTTGCTAAGTTAATGTATGAGAGCTTAGAGAAACAAAACACAGGGCCATTGGCTGAGTACAAACTTTATGCTGAACAAGCTAAAGCCGCAGGTCAAACACCTCTTAGTATTGATGCTTACAAAACAAGACAAATACAAGCAGGTCGAGCAGTTAGTAATAACGTAGTTAATATGCCAGCGGGTGCGCCAATTGCAGTTATGCGTAATGGCAAACAAGTTTTTATTCAAATGGGCAAAGATGGTAAATATGTTGAGGTTGAGGGCATTTCCCCAGTACCGACACAAACACCTCTTGCACAAGAATTAGCTGACGCAGGAATTACACCTGACAATCCTAAATTCCAAGAGTTAGCAACAGCGTTTATTAACAAAAAATTAACGCAAGTTGTTGCACCAAGTTCATTAGTTACAGACCCAACAGGAAAAACTACACAAGCAGCACCACCGCCTGCGGCAGGAACAACTAACGTAATAATTGACGGCAAATTAACAGCAGTTCCAATTGAACGGGCTGCTGAATTAAATGCTCAGTTTAGAACAGCGGAAACACTTGGTACTGAAGGCGCAAAAGCAACACTTGATCTTGTAACCATTCCAGACCCAAAAAATCCAGCTAATAAAATATTAGTTCAAAGGTCGCAAGTAGCAAGTCAGGCTGCATCTGGCTCACCCGCAGTTGTTGAGGTAGATAAAAAAGTAGCACAAGGCGAATCTGCACTTGATTTGGCTAGACGCGCACAAGCAATATTGCCGCAAGCGACTTCAGGCGCTATTAGCAATTTGTTTACGATGGCAACAGATGCCGCTGGCATACCTACAAACAAGTCTGCTGCTGATGCACAATTGCAAGTTATTAGCGCAGGCTTAACTGCTAACGTACCAAGAATGGAAGGGCCACAAAGCAACACAGATTTGCTCGAATACAAACGAGCAGCGGCTAACGTAGCAGACAAAAATATTCCGTATCAAACTCGCATGAAAGCACTTGAAACGGTTATTTCTTTAAACGAAAAATATTCTAAAACTCCAACTGCACCGCCAGGCTCTGTTCGTAGGATTACTCCAAAATGACAACAGCCACTTTTGAAGTAAAGATCGGCAAAGAAATTTACGAAGTTGACGCTAAAGACGAAAACGAAGCGTGGAAACTTGCTAATGAATTTCATGCGTCTAGCCCACCACCGCCACCGCCTGAGAAATCAACCGGCGAAAGCATTATGTCGGCGGTTAAAGACTTCCCTCGACAGGTTGGGCTGACAGGCCGGTATGCAATTGAAGGCGCAGCGAACACGTTAGGGTTGCCGTTAGAACCTATGCGGATGGGTGTTAGCGCAATTTCACAACTTGCCGGCGGGCCACCAGCTGCATCAATGTCAACGTATGGTCAAAAACTAGCTGATCTGCTTGGGTTGCCTAAACCTAAAGAAACGTCTGTTATGGACACTCGGACAGGTTTGGCTAATGTATTGCCAAGCGAACAGGTTGTTGGCGATGTGGCTACATCAATAGCGTCAACCATTCCAATGGTATCGGGTGCGGGGGCGCTTGCTAAAAGCACCACCGGCATCACAAGCAACGTTGCTAATCAGTTGGCATCTAACCCCATGTTGCAATACGGTTCGGCAGCTGGCGCAGGGTACGGTAGCGGGTTAACAAGAGAATCAGGCGGCGATCCGTTACAGCAATTCTTTGCAGGCTTGGCGGGGGGCATTGCTGCGCCTGCGGGATATAGTGGGGCAAAGTCTTTGCTTACGTCTGCCGGTCAAAAGGTAGCACCTACTTTAACTGGCAAACTAAACCCTGACGCTGCAATTCCAAACCCTGCTGAAGTTGATCAGATCATTACTTTAAAGCTCGGTCAGTCAGGCATTGATTTCACCCGATTGCCAGACCAAGTACGCAAGTCGCTGACCGCAGATGTAGCAAATGCGTTGCGAACTGGCGGTGACTTGGGCGGCGATGCAATGCGTCGATTACTTGATTTCCGCATGGTTGAGGGTACAACGCCGACTAAGGGCATGATTACGCTTGACCCACGGCAAATTACTTTAGAGCAAAACCTAGCTAAAACAGGCATGAACTCGCAAGACCCCAATTTGCAAACATTGGGCAACGTTCAGGCGCAAAACAATCGGGCTTTGATTGAAGCATTAAACAATCAAGGTGCGGGTAACGTACAAGCGCCATATTTGATGGAAGCAGGCGAAGCAAGTGCGGCAAAGATTGCGGCTGAAGATGCGGCAAAACAAGCGGCGGCTTCTAGTCTGTATAAAAAAGCGGGTGAATTGCCAGGCGGAACTACACCGTTAAACCGTGCAGAATTAATTAACAACATTGATACTTTGCTTGCAAAATCAAATGCAAACGCATTTTTGCCTGAAAATATTCGTGGGATGCTGAACGAGTTAAGCGCTGGTCAAACAACAATTAACGGTAAAACATTTCCCGTGCCGTTTGATACCAACGCGCTTGATAATTTGATGACTATGGTAGCCAAGGCGCAACGTAGCACACAAGATGGCAACGTAAAATTTGCTTTAGGTTTGGTTCGCAAGGCCATTGATGACACAGAGATTGCACCGGTTAAAACAGAGTTTGGCGGCAACCAGTTAGTAACTGAAGCCGGTGGAAAGTTTTTGCAAACGCAAGACGCTCAATCAGCAGATTTGCTAACGGCTTTAAAAGAAGCGCGAGCAAACTTTGCAAATTACAAAAAGTGGCAAGAATCTAACAAACCAATTGAAGCTACCGTAAACGGGATGCAACCAGACCAATTTGTACGCAAGTTTGTACTTAACGGTGACGTTGCGGATGCTGCTGCCGTTGCCCAGTCAGGCGATCCAGCAGCCACAAAATCGGCTATTTTGACGCATTTGAAAGATCGAGCATTGGGCGGCAGATCAGACGAGGTTGGTACATTTGGCGCTGCAACATATAACAAAACGCTAAAAGAAATTGGCGATAAAAAATTGGCTTTGTTCTTTTCACCTGAAGAAATTGACGAGTTAAAGCGTTTAGGCCGTGTTGCTGAGTACACAACCGTGCAACCAAAAGGCTCGGCGGTCAACAATAGCAATTCAGGTGCTTTAATGCTTGGTGCGGGTATTGATATTTTGGCTAATTCTGTTGGGATTGTATCGCCTGGCGTTGCAACTCTTGCTATTCCTTTTGCCAAAAAACAATTGCAAGGTACTTTAAATGCAGCGGAACAAAAGCGAGCTTTAGACATGGGCAAAGCATTATCAACCAAAGTGCCAGGCTTTTCTCTCGGTGAACGAGCAGTACCGGCATCCATTTATGCGGGGCTTTTGACTAATCCCCAAGTTGGTCAACAATAAGAGGTAATCAATGAGCTATAACGGCAGCGGTACATTTGTAATCAACTCAACTGGTCAGCCAGTTGTCACAGGCACAGTCATTTCATCAACAGCGTTTAATGCGCTGACCGCTGATTTGGCTACCGGCCTATCGACTGCGCTTACCAAAGACGGTCAAACGACACCGACAGCCAATCTTCCCATGGGAACTTTTAAGTTCACGGGATTAAGTGCGGGTTCGGCAGCGACTGATTCTGCAAACATTGCACAAGTGCAAAACTCGTTTGGCTCGTTCTTAACAGTATCGGGTACAGACACGATTACAGCGACTGTTAGCCCGTCATTGACTGCCTACGCATCTGGTCAAATGTTTGCCTTTGTTGCAGCCAATACAAATACTGGTGCGGTGACAATTAATATTAGCTCGTTGGGTGCAAAATCAATTACCAAAAATGGCACAACGGCGTTAGCAGCCGGTGATATAAATGCAAACTATTTGTTTGTCATTGTTTACGACGGTACGCAATTTCAAGTGGTTGGCGTGTCTGCAACGACATTTACAAACTTGACAATTAGTGGTGTTTTAACGCTTTCAGGCGCAGGCACTCAATTGGTTTCTACGGGTACAGGTGCATGGCAACCTCCTGCGGGTACAACTGGTCAACGTCCTGGCAGTCCATCGGCTGGCGCTCAACGATGGAACAGTACGCTATTGGTTTATGAAATTTATAACGGGTTTGTTTGGGAAGCTGTTGCAAGTCAATCTTACGTTGCAAACTATCTTATTGTTGCCGGCGGCGGTAGTGGTGGCGGCGCAACAGCAGGGTCATTTGCCGGCGGTGGCGGCGGCGCAGGAGGATTATTAAGTTCAACGGCAACCGTAACATCTGGTACTGCATACACGGTCACTGTTGGTGCAGGCGGTGCGGCAAGTTCAACGTCATCAAACAGCGGCACTTCTTCATCTGTTAGCACCATTGCCACGGCAACAGCAGGTGGTGGCGGTGGATTTAATAACGGTAACGGTACAGCTGGTGGATCGGGCGGCGGTGGTAGCTACACATCAAGTACAGGCGGCGCAGGAACGTCAGGACAAGGCTTTGCAGGCGGTAATGGCGCAACGTCTTATGGCGGCGGCGGTGGTGGTGCGAGTGCGGTAGGCGGCAACGCATCCGGTTCTGGCGGCGCTGGTGGCGTAGGTGCGGCAAACTCAATATCTGGATCGTCAACGTTTTATGCAGGCGGGGGCGGTGGCGGTGCAGGCGCTTCTTCAGGCGGCGCTGGTGGATCAGGCGGTGGCGGTGCGGGTGTGGCAACTGGCAACGGAGTTGCTGGGACTGCAAATACTGGCGGCGGCGGCGGTGGCTCATCTCAAGTTGCATTAGCAACAGGTGGCGCAGGCGGTTCAGGTATTGTTGTAATTTCGTATCTTGGGTCTGTTCAACGAGCAACTGGCGGTACAGTTACAACATACGGCGCAGGGGCTGCCCAAACTTGGGTACATACCTTTACGACTAGCGGAACATTTACGGCATAAGGATAGTCATGGGACATTTTGCAAAAGTATTAGACGGAAAAGTGACGCAAGTTATTGTTGCAGAGCCTGAGTTTTTTGACACGTTTGTGGACTCAAGCCCTGGCACATGGTTGCAAACCTCTTACAACACATTTGGCAACAAACATTTAAAAGGTGGTACACCTTTGCGTGGTAATTACGCAGGCGTTGGGTATCACTACGACCCCGTAGCAGACGTTTTTTACGCACCGCAGCCTTACGCATCATGGGTACTCAGCCCACTAACTTTCTTGTGGGAAGCGCCGGTTGCAATGCCAAAAACTGGTGGCCCTTACAATTGGGACGAGGCAACGCAATCTTGGATAGAAGTTGTTTAACTTTATTGCCATACTGTTTCTTTCGCCATTGATACTGCTTTGCAGCGTGTGGCTTATCCCGTGGGCAATTTTTGCAATGTTTAAGGGTAAATAATGGATTGGCAAAATCTCATCAATATAGGTGCTGGCGCTGGTTTAGGCGTTGTGGGTTGGTTCGCTCGCCAGTTGTGGGATTCTGTCAAAGAATTAAAGTCTGACATTGCAGACTTAAAACTTCATGTGAGCGATGCCTACGTTAAGAAGTCAGAAATGGATACGCTCAAATCAGAGATGGACAAGCGTTTTGATCGTGTTGAAATGTTGCTTGACCGTTTGTTCGATAAACTTGAATCGAAGGTAGACAAATGATTGATTACTTAAAAACAGAGTGGCAAGCCTTTACAGCGTGGTTGTGGCGCATGGTGGCTAAGTTCTAATGGATCGTTGGAAAAATCGACGCAGAATGGCATGGCTATCAATGCTTGCTGCTTTGGTCTTTCCCTTGCTTATTCTTGTGTCTGAGTCCCCTACTCTTGGCACTATAGCCATGCCCTTTTACATCTTTGTCAGCGCTGTTGTAGGCTCGTATATGGGCTTTGCAACGATAGATGACAACAACTTTAGAGGGCATTGATGTTCCCAATATTTCCCAGTGCTTTGTGGATGAAAATTGGTGCAATTCTTGCGCTATGTGCGCTAATGTATTTTTTGGGGTGGAACAATGAACACAAGAAATTCGTTGCTTTTCAGGCTGAGATTGCTGCATTGGGCAAAGCACAGGAAACAATTAACGCTGCAAAGGTGAAAGAGCATGAAACTATATCGGCTTCAATCTCAAATCAATATGAAGCTCGTCTGTCTGCTGTTCATAGTTATTACGCTGACAGGGTGCAGCCAAATCCCAGTAGCGGTAACTTGCCCACCATTCCCAAGCCCACCAACTGCCCTGATGCAGCCTCCACCAACACAGAATTTATTAGACAATGCGCTGAAACAACCTTAATGTTGACCGAATTACAAAACTGGGTGCGAAGTATCAAATGACTGTTGCTGACCGTATAACCATAATTTGTTGCGTGTCCCTCGCTGTTGTATTGTTGTCAACGGTGGTTGTGGTCTTGATTGGATTGTTCGACCCGTTGGTTGATAACGCTGAAATTTTTAAACTGATTAACCCAGCTTTTAATATGATTGTTGGGGCATTTGTTGGCACGATAGCCGGTATAAAAATAGGGAAAGACGATGCAAAGTAATTGGGACAATTCTTTTAAATTGATGCTGAAGTCGGAAGGCGGGTTTGTAAACCATCCAAGTGATCCAGGCGGCATGACTAACTTAGGCGTGACCAAAGCAACTTGGGAGAACTGGGTAGGCCGTGAGTCAGACGAGGCTGAAATGCGTGGGCTGACACCGGAAAAGGTCGAGCCTTTGTACAAAAAGAAGTATTTCGACGCTGTGCGTGGTGACGAACTGCCAATGGGTCTTGATTACTTAATGTTTGATTTTGCCGTAAACGCTGGTGCAGGCAGAGCAATCAAAACGTTGCAAACCGCTGTGGGTGTAACGCCAGACGGTGGGTTTGGCCCGATGACAATGGCAGCTGTGCAGGCTGTTGACCCTGTTGATCTAATTGAGCGATTTAGCCAAGCCAAAGAGGACTTCTATCGGTCTTTGACTACCTTTGCAACGTTTGGCAAAGGGTGGCTAAATCGGGTCGCTGACGTTAAGGTAAAGGCTTCTGCGATGTTGGTTTAAAGTGCCTATCGCAGTAAACACAAAGCCCGTCACGCAACGTTGTACAAACTTGACCGCAACCATCACAAACAAACTCTTTGGGGTACTTGGTACAACGTGACCAACGATACCAAACGAGTGTGCCAACCGTTGCGGCAGCGGCAGCATAAAACACAAAAATCCAGTCCCATAGCGTCATCACCAGCCTCCTACACCCATGAGTACCGTTTGCTCTTTTGCGGCTCTCTGTGCGGCTATACGCATGGCTGGCGATAGCTTGTATGCCGGCCTGTCAAACTTATCGATCTTCTTTTCAACGTGGGTTAAGAATTTCTCAAGTAACGCACGTTCACCAGTTGGCGCAATACCGCCTAATTCGTGCGAACACATTGCAAGCGTAGCGGGTCGAGAGTCTGGCAACAAACCCTTATGTCGCAATTTGTCAGCAGCGGCTAGGTATAAATTAGAAAGTGTCATTTTTTACCCTTTGTTTGTGCAATTGCAATTTTGGCGCAATCTTTAATGGTTTGCATACTGAATGAAGTTTCTGTTTCGGCTACCGCAATGATTGCCCGAAGTGCAGACAACATATCAGCGTATGATTTACGTTCTTCATCTTTAATGCGTTCTGCAAGCTCTGTAACATCTACGTTAAACCCAGTTGGGTTATGCAAATCACGGCGCAATTTAACAATTTCATCTGCATACTTAATCATTCCCTCAGATAAAGCCTGATTAGATGCTTGTAACTGGCGAATGTAGTCAGCTGCCTCAGTCTGCTCTTGATGCGTCATAAAAAACCCATTCTCAAGGTTTCTCAGAATTTGTTTTGGGCTAAGTGGGTTCATTTGTGTGTCTTGTCCAATGCGTAGAGGGCTGTATACAAGTGCGGATGCGTTGTGTCGTTGAGTAGTACACCTTTATCCCCAATGTATCCTGTAGGCTTTAATTTAGCTAGATTGTCAGCAGCCTGGCGAAACGCACAAGGGTTGTATTCAGCGTTGCAGCGACCACCGCAAGCCTCTTTAAACAGATGAATATAGTCGGCCTTGTTCATGGTCGTAATCCAAACGGGTTGTGGGCGTGTTTAACAACGAGGTTTTCGTAATTATCTGAAGATTCTGTAGCAGTCGGTGCTTGTCGAATAGTGACATACACACAAGGTGAGCCACGCCTACCATCTCCACGTTTCTCGATCTTGTTATTGCGCTGAAGTTTGGCTAGTTGAGTGTAGATGCTGATCTTTTCAAGGCCACAGTAATCGGCAATATCAGCTGTAGTTTTAGGTTCAATGCAATACCGCAATATCTTTTGTTCTGTTGACATATGTTCTCCATAAAAACATCACATTAAGCCATCTAAACACAATGCACAAGAGGTATTTATCTTAGTGATTACCCGTACTTTTATTATTTGGACAATAGTATTCCCAAGGGTGGATAGCGTGTAGTTTCCCTACGCAGTCCAACTCGATCCATATTGTTTTATAACAGAACAATACCAATCCTACCGGAGTTAATGTTCATTCGATCTAGGGTCTTGTCCCACCGTGTCCCCTAGTCTTGTGTAGTCCCCATTTAAGGCTACGTGGCTTGCTGTCGGGTGTAGACCAGCCAATCTTTCTTGAGTACCGGCGATTTAACCGTATTAGATAACGCTCTCTGACGGTTATCAAAAGACAAATAAAAAAGCCGTTTAAATCTGTATCCTGGTGGAAGAATTCACTATCGTTTTCAAGGCGCAAATGAATCAGGCTACAGACTAAAACGGCTTCGTTATCTTCCACGACAACAATTAAATTATGCCATCGTCTGTTCCGATGTGTCAAGCCCTAAAGCTAGGCTGATGGAAACACGACCCTTACCAGTAGAGTTTCCTGCTTGCTAAAGGCTTAATCAGTCTAATGCAACTCAGGCCATATTTGTTGCCAGTTGGGGATTTCTTTTCTTGACCATTTGCCATCTGATTTTTTTTCAAGCTCGGCAGCCAGCAACACTAATTTATCGCTAGGCAAACCATTGTTGCGCCATTGACTTACGGCGGGTGGACTGACACGACATAGCTTGGCTACAGCAAACGTGCCACCTAATGTTTGGATGATTTCTGTTGTATTCATGTTAGATAGCTTAACAGATGAGGTTTTGTATGTGTTGACTTATCTGTTTAGATACCTTAATATCTATCTTACTGACATACCCGTCAGGACAACATATAGGTGCATAAATGAAAGAATTAGCAAAAGCATTAGTCACGGCTCAGGCAGCAATGTCACACGCAGCCAAAGATAGTAAAAATCCCCACTTTAAATCTGCATACTCAAGTCTGGCATCAGTCATTGACGCTGTGCGGCCTGCTCTGTCCGCTAACGGTTTAGCCTTTGTGCAGATGTTGCATACGGCAGACGGTGGTGTAGCCGTTGAAACAGTTCTTATCCATGAATCAGGTGAGCAGCTGTCTTGTGGCACGTTGTTTATCCCTGCAAGCAAACAAGATGCCCAAGGCTACGGTTCAGCAATTTCGTATGCAAAACGCTACAGTTTGCAAAGTGCGCTTGGTATTGCGTCAGAAGATGATGACGGTAATGCAGCAACCAAAGCACCGCCAGTCAAAGTCATTGAGAAACCAAAAGGCATTGAGTTGGACAACACTATTGCACAAATGGCATCAGCGGTTAGTTACGAAAGTTTAAAAGACATATTTAGGGCAGCATGGACTATTTGCTTAAAAGAGCAACAGATTCCGTTGAAGGCTGCATACGATCAATTTAAAGCAAACTGGGAACAACAATAATGGCAAACGATCTTAACCGCTGCGAGTTTATTGGGCGCTTGGGCAAAGACCCTGAAGTACGTTACACCGCTGACTCTAATGCAATCTGTAATTTCTCAATTGCGGTGGGTTACAAGACCGCAACCAAGGAAACGACAGAATGGGTCAGAATAACGACGTTTGGCAAGTTGGCAGGAATATGTGCCGACTACTTAAAGAAAGGCTCACAGGTCTTTGTAGCGGGTCGTATGACTACTCGCAAGTGGCAAAACAAAGATGGCGTGGATCAATACACAACCGAGGTGGTTGCCGATCAAATGCAGATGCTTGGTGGTCGGTCTGCGGAAGCCAATGAGCCAGCTGCTGTGCCTATACCTAAACTTGATGCATACAGGTCAATCAAAGAAGGCGTAGTTGTGCCTTTTGAAGATCTGCAAGACGATCCACCGTTCTGATGACGCAATCCGAAGAAGCAATATTGATTTCTTGGAGATTGCAGCAATGGTACTCAGGCATGGTTCTAGACGCTAGAGCCATGCAAGACTTACAGGATGCAATCGAAATGCTTAAACAACTCGCTAAAAAGGTACAAAAATGATTATTAAATCAGCAGACTCAGAAAGTGGTCATTGGTACGCAGCTGACGGTTCACCAGCGTACAAAATTATTGGCAAGAACGGCAAAGAACGCAACACAACTGTTCGGGACGCAAGGGAACTTGGGTTAGTACCGTCGGTAACTACGGTTTTGGGATTGGTTGCCAAGCCTGGCTTATCGAACTGGCTGCAACAACAAGTGTTACTGGCTGCGCTGACATTGCCACGCATTGCTGGCGAAACAGAAGAAAACTGGCTAGAACGGGTTATGTCAGACAGCAAGAGTACAGGTCGTGACGCTATGGATCGTGGCACTCATATGCATGGGGTGCTTGAGCGTTTTTACCGTGGCGAACAAGACGATTACCCTGTTTATGTTAACCAGGTTGATGCGTCGATCAGAATCCACTTTGGGCATGACCAAACTTGGGAGGCAGAACGCTCGTTTGCATACGAGGGGTTTGGCGGCAAAGTCGATTTGATTGCTGAAAACATTGTGATCGACTTTAAGAGTAAAGATAAACTTGACAAGGTTGTGCCGTATCACGAACAACTGATGCAACTGGCGGCGTACCGTGTCGGCCTTGGCAAGCCTACAGCCAGATGCGCCAACGTGTTTTTTACTGCCGAGGGTGATGTAAAACTGATCGAACATTCAGAGGATGATTTAGCCTCTGCGTGGGATTGCTTTCAGTATTTATTAGCGTTCTATAAACGTAAAAACAACCTATAATAAATTGCGGGGAAAGCCGTGTCCCTCACACTCCTTGTTCAGCGAGTACCCGCACCTTCAACAAAATTACAACAATTAGGGTTTGTCCTTATAAATAACGCTTGCATTGATTGTTTAGCTATCTTAATATTTGTACATGGCAATAACGCCATCAACCACGACAAAAGGTACATAAATGGACGCTTACTGGTTTTATGATGAAGATGCTGACGAGTATGTTCGTATTCCCGCTGCTAAAGAACTTGCTTAACAAAAAAACACCACGATAAAAGGTACATAAAATGATTAAGAAAATTGAAGTGTGGTTTGATAAATACAATAAATATTGGAATGTGTCTACTTACAACGAGGAAAATCATCAGTACGATGAAAGTGAAACTTTTCACACCAAATCAGCGGCGGTTGATTACGCCAAGAGTTTGTTGCCAACACTTGTGATCGAAACACGCAAATAATTTAACGGGGCGAAAGCCCCATTACATACAGGTACATAAAATGAACAAAGTAACAAAAGACTTAATGAAATGGTTTCCAACTCTTGATTGCGACCAAGCATTTGATTTGCACATGAAGTTGATGATGGAAGGTGTTGATTTCTCAGAGATCAGCAACAAAGAACTAAAGTCCGAAGCTGCTCGTTTGTTAGGGGCTGCATAAAATGAGCAAACTTATTCAAGCATTTAAAGCAAACCCCAACGACAAGACACGAGCCAAATTGCAAGCGTATTTGCAAAAGCACATGATGGCGATTTGCATGGCAAGCCCCGAAGAACAACAATTTTTAAAAGCCAACGGGTTTAAGGGGTAAGCCATGAAATACTCATATATTCAACTTACGGACGAAGGAAAGCGTGAATTGATGCGCCAGTTAACTTATGAGTTAACAGACAAAAAAATTGCTGAATTGATGGATCAATTCGCAGACGGTGTAAAGCTAGATTCAAACGGCGAACCTTACATCAAAATTGACGCTGAAGATGTTGAAAATTGCGTTTGCCCAATGTACACACATTTTATTGACATTAACCATATTGAAACCGTTACAGCTAACGAGGAGGATGGCAGCGATGAATAAGCGTAACTGGCCTTTTCTGACTGACTTAGGCGATCCTAATTGGACAGGCCGCACCACTCGCACAATGCGTAACCAAACACGCTATTCGGCAGCTGACGAACGCATACCGCCTATTGCTTGGGTTGTTGGCTTGCTTATGCTTGCATTGGTGTTTGGTTTCTTTCCACTTTTAAGTTTGGTGATGCAATGAACGAGAAATTAAAAGAATTTGCTGCACAAGCAGGTTTTAATTTGTCTTGGGATTATCACTGCGATGAGTACGAACTTGAACGCTTTGCCGAATTAGTACGGGCTGATGAACGTAAATTAATAGATGATTTGTATGCTCAAGAAATGGAACAACCTACTCCAAAGCAATCCGGTACGATTTCCATTACTGTAAACACTAGACTTGAAGCAGATATTGATTTGTTGTGGCAAGTTAACAGCGCAGACATTGCGGCTTTAGAAGATGCAAAAGCAACATTGAAAGAACTTAAAACAAAAGCTCCAATTAAATATCAATCCATGATTTATCAATCGCTTGCTTTAATTAGTAAAGCATTAGGCATGAGTCACAGTGACGCATTTCAACGAATCATTGACAAAGCAAGGAGCGATAAATGAACCAAGTCGCTCGTAACACCGATCCCGCAACCAGTTGGGCTGCTGCTGACTCTGCCAAGTCTTTAGCGGCTCAACACGCCACAATTATCATTCAAGCCTTATGCAAGTATGGCCCGCAAGGGAAAGACGGTATAGCGCAGATTACGGGACTTGATGGTAACCAGGTTGCCAGGCGCCTAAGTGAGCTACAACGCAATCACGAGATCCTACTAACTGGGCGCAACGTACAAAGCAAATCTGGTCGGGCCGAAAGGGAATGGAAGGTTATGCCAAAACAGATGGATTTGATATGAGCTACATCATTGGAAACTTACCGCCAATTAAATGCTTTGTGCGGCGAGAGTACTTGTACAACTTTGAAAAAGGCCACGGTGAATTAGAACCTTGCATTTGGGTAAGCATTAAGGCAATTCGTGGGCAAGTATTCCGCATTGAAAGTTTGCTGCCACGGTACGGCGCTTTGTACGACAAGCTGCCGATCCAAGCCTACGTTTGGAATACTAAACATGGCGATCTAGATTTTGACATTCTGCAACTTTGGGATTGCATGGGTTATAGGTTTACCGTGCATGAAAAGATTGGTTTGCGTAACCTTGGGGTTAAATTTTTAGGCAAAGACAAAGAATGGCACTTTGGTAAATACTTGTTTACTGTTGATTTTTGTGCCGACGGTATGGATGTTGACACAGGTTTTACTGAAGTTGCTGAAGAACACAAATCATTTAACTTTATCCGGTTGGATAATGGTCAGTTTGCAGCGCAGCCCAATAACCGATGCCTTTGGTACGACCAGTCGCTTATTTCATCTGAAACAATGTTCCCTGATTTTCAGGCATCACGCCACATTTGGACGGTAGACGGGTCACGCAAATGGTCAGCTGGTGACGATTGGTTTTACGACATTGGGGAACGGCATGAGTGA